AAAAGTTTTGTCAAACCTAAATTAAATATCATATTAATAATAGCTCGTTGTCTAACGTCTGTTAGATCTGCAAACCATTTGAATACTCTAGTTGCTTCTTCTTCACAAATTGTTATATCGTTGGCAAGAAGATAGTCAGACTCATCCATAGTAATACCACGCTCCTCTATGTTTCTACCCACACCCAGAGTTAAAAATCCTGCCGAGCATTTGTAAGGTCGTAGTTCTACACCTTCGTCACGTTTAAGCTCTTCTATTAGTTTCTCTTTGTTCATTTATAACCTCGTTTCGTTTTTCTAATATAGATATAAGACTAGGTCTAGTTGTTTCAAAAAATGATTCTCCTAAATATTTACTACTTCTATCTTCTGGATTATCTTTAACATTAGAAACTGGAGGACCTCCTAGTTTAAGTTCTTGTCTACCTCTTCTACCTCGCATTGGTCTCTTTATTCTATCTTGTGTTCTTGCAGCTTCTTGAATAGTTAAACCTAATCTATCTCTGTCTAAAAATTCTTTACCTATAGGAATATCTCTGCGTGTAACATCTTTAGCAAAAGGAATTGTTAATTCTGCTGCACCTACTGCTGCACTTCTAGGTCCTTCTGCTTTAGTAATTACTTCAAACGAATCATTTATAAATGCTAAAGCAGGATAAATATTTTCAAGAGGTGCAACATTATAACCTTTAGTAGTTTGTTCATATATTCTTACTGCTTTTTCAACATGCCACGGAAGAACTTGACCTGAAAAGATAGCAGAATCTGAGCCTTCTTTTAACGCACTTATAACATCATTTACTTTATTAAACTTTAATAGTTGATTATCTACATTTAAATCTACATCTATTTGAGTAGCTTCTCTATACTTTTCTGAAGGATTTAAAGCAACGTGAAGTTGACGTACTGCTGCATACAAAGGCATACTAGCAATCATTGCTGCAAGCAATTTACCATCACTATTTTCAATCCTAGAAAGTAAAGCACTTGTTTGTGTTCCTTTCGCTTGCGCCCACGATAAAAAAGTTCCTGCAAATTTTAATAGTGGATTAGCACTTTGAGCAAACAATCTTCTGTTTCCTATTTGAGGTATTAACGCATCTCTATCTGCTGCTCTTAAACCTGCTCTATCTAACAGTCTTTTAGCTGTAGCATTTCCATAAGCTTCATCTATCGTTTTAAATCTACTTAAAAACAACGCTCCTTTTTCACTCATACCTCCTGCATTTGTAATAGCACTTACATCGCTTGAAGAAAGATTCTTAAAACTTCCTCTTTTACCTAACTTTTTACTTAAAGAAAAAACTTTATATACACCTGCATCAAAAGCAAACTCTCTTGCAAAACGCGTAACTCTAGAAAGACCTATTGCAGTAAAAAATTTCTGTTGATAATTCATCAGTTTTTCTTGATAAGCAGACTCAGGTAAAGTTGTCATGTTTGTATTATAAAGTTCTTTTTCTAAATCTCCTTTGTATTTTCTTTGTTTAATAAACCCTATTGCTTCAAAATCTTTTTGATTTTTAAAAGCTTGTTGGGCTAAACTACTAGAAGGTTTAATTTTATTTTTACCTAAAACAGCTCCTCCTGCAGAAGTTGCTTTAATTTGTCTTAACGCAGAACTAGCTGCAGCTCGTACACCACTATTTTGAATAACTTGAATTAAGTCTCCTATACTTGGAACTACAACTTTAGTAAGTTTTGTAGTAGCTAACAAAGTTTGTAAACTTAAAGCAAGACTTCTTGCGCCAACTCCTGTATTAGGATTATAATCAAGTACTTTAAAATGAGAATTTATAGTTCTTGCTATATCTTTTAAGTCTGCTTTGTACAAATCATCTAAACTTTTATTTTCTGATAAAGTTTTAGCACCTTTTGGTAAATATTTAGAATAGTAATCTCTTAACTGTTTTCTAATAGCTATAAGACCTTGTCCTCTAGAACCAAAAACTCTAGAAAATTCAGCATAAGGAATAACATCATTGTAAAGTTTTAAAGTTGTTTCAATAGGATCTTGAACAAATAAATCTTTAGCTATTGCTCTTGCTTCTGGATCATATAGTTTTCTTTGAGTATCTAAAAACCTAGAAGATTTTATTAAGGGAGGATTTTTTTCTACAGATTTAGAAAAAGGATTTTGAACTCCATCTTGTAACATTTTTGAATCTACAATTTCAGCTCTTTTTATTTCATCAGCTCCTTTTAAATAAGCAGATGCTTTTGTTTTAGCCCAACTATCTACAGTTTTTTTGGTTATTTTTTTACCTTTCCACATAAACTCTCCCCTAACTTTAGGTTTAAGTCTATTGTTTTCCCATTGTTTTATAAAAGCTTGTGTTAAAATTTTCTTATTAGAAGGAACATTATATCCTTTCGCTGACACATTACGATACAGTTGTGTTAACCCATAAACTTCTTCTTCTTTTAAAAGTATTCCTGCATTTTTAATATACTGTTTAAATTCTTCTTGTAATAAAAAATATTTATTACTAGCTTCTAAAGCTTTTGTATTAGTAAGATCTCCTTCTTTTAAAAAAGTATACTCACTCTTTTTTTTCATACCTTTATTTTGTATAAGTCTACCTGTAGCAGCAAGATCTTCAGGACTTAACAAATCTAAAATGTCACTTAATTTATTTGTAAAAAGAGCAGTATTAGCATCAGTTAATTCTTCAACACTTTCTTGTCTAACAGTACCTACTTTTAATTTTGAACCAAAGCTTCTAAGCATGTCTAAACCAAACTTCTGCATAACAGGATTTGCTGCTTCAAAATATCCTGTATTAGAAGTAGCTATTAGTTTCCCTACTCGTTCTCTTAAAGTTCGTGTATATGCGTTTACTTCTTCTTCTTTAAGAATACTTGTCATGTCTTTTAAAACATTTCTACTAAGCTTATCGCTGTTAAAGTTTTTTATTCGTTTGTGAAAAAACCCTGCTACAAAACCTGCTGTTGCATATTCTAATATGTTGTTTTCTCTTTCAACATTACGAGGAGAATCTTCTTCTAAATATATTCCTGTTATTCCACCTGCAGTTCCATAAGCTACAGGTCTAACAAGCTCTTGAACAAAAGCGCGATATAAATTTTTTCCTTTAGATCCATTCTTACTTGTCCATTCTTCATCACTAAACAATCCTTTATTTAAAGCTTTTTTCCAAGATGCAAAACCAATAATTCCTCTATCTTCAGAAAGTTTAATTTTTTCTAACTCTAAAATTTCTTTTCGTTTTTCTTTAATTTGTTCTTCTACTTTTTTTACAGCCGAAGATTTACCTAAAGGTTTTTCTTTTACTTTAGTTTTAGTTTTAGTTTTTTTAGCAGTAGCAGCTTTTTTCTCTGCCCTAGCTTTTCTAGCTTTGTCAATTCTTGTAGTTGTTTGTTTTAATAAAATATTTAACTCTTCTTCTTCTCGATACAATACTCCTAATCTTTTAAGATTTGAAGTTGCACTATTTATCATATCTGGATTTTCTAGTTCTACTTCTTCTGATATTTCTTCAAGTGTTTTTGCAGTTTTAGCATCGGGTTTAACAGGATCAGGAGTTTTCTTAGATAAAAACTTTCTAGAAATAGCATCAGAACCTGCTCCTGCAATAGAACCTACTCCAAAAGCAAGAGCAGTATTAGTAGCATTTGTTTCTCCGTAAAGAGTCATGTCTCTTAAAGCAGTTTCTCCTGCAGCAACTGTTCCTGAAAATAAAGCAGTAGCTCCAATTCCTCCTTTAGCAACTCTAGTCCACGGCATAAATAGAGTAACTGGATCAGTAAAACCTGCGCCTACTCTTCCTAATAAAACAGTAGCATCTTCTTCTCTATCTTTAAAAATAGCATACTCAGGATTTTCTTCATAGATTTCTTGCATCCTTTTTTCTTCTTTACGTTGAGCTATTGATTTAACATCTTCTCCTGTTTTATAACTTTCATAATAAGAACCTGCTGTAGATGCTAAACTTGAAAAAATATGAGGTTCTGCTTCATATCCATATCCTAGTTTATCTGAAGTTGTAACCCATTCAGGAATTTCTGAGCTTGTATCGTCTTTAAAAGTAAAATTACCAATAGGAAGATCTTCGTTATTGTTAGTATTTAAATTAAAAGTTTCAATATCGTTGTTGTTTAAAGAAGGATTGTCTTTAAAAGTAAAATTACCAATAGGAACATTTTGATTTACATTTTTCATTTTAAGACCTAATATCTATTAATTTTAACTCTGCGTCTTCTAATTGTTTTTCAAGCCTTAATCTCAAAGCTTGTGACAAATCTGTATTTTCTAATCGTTTTTTAAGATTAGGTATAGTAGTACGTTCTAATCTTTCATCTTCAGGTGTAAACATGCTTTTAGCAGCAAGAATTGGATCAAAGAAAACAGATGTTCCTGCTTCATCAATAATATTTTTTATAATTAATTCAGTTTCTTTTAATTGTTTTCTTGTATTTTTTATAGTAGAAGTGTTCTTATTAGCTTTCCAATTTTCATCATTTAAATTGTCAGAAAGATTTTTTGCTATTTTTATTTGTGTATTATAATTTTTTAATTCACTAGGCATAAACTTTTCTCTAGTTTCGTTGTCTGCAATATCAAAAATATTTACATCGACATCATCTACATCAGTACTAGATTGATTAGCAACTCTTTCTGCTTCAGTTAAATTAAACAATAAATCAGCTTGAGTGTCAGTTTGAGTATCTTCTGAAGTTGTAAACAATATTTTATTTTCTTTTTTAAAGTTTTCTACAGCAGCATTTATTATATTACTAAAACCAGTATAAGTGTTAAAAAGATCTGGATTACTTTGTTTTATAATTTCAATTTCAGCAAGTCGTTTGTTAACATCACTAGCTTCGTTTATATTATAACTATCGTCTTTTAAAGTTTTTAACATGTATATATACAAATCACTTAATTTTAAATTACCAGTATTTCCATTTACAGGACTAGTAAAAGGTACAATATCGTTTGGATTATAAATATCAAAATCTTTAGTTTGGCTATTAAAATCTACTGCTCCCTTATTCTCTGCAATATGGGCAGCTATTATCTTAGGTGCATCTGTTGGATCAGAAGCGTTATCAATATCAACTCCTAGTTGAATATTTCTATTGTCTAACTTTAAAGGATTATATGCGTGTAGTTCTAACAGTTGTTTAGTTGCAGCAATTATATAATCTGCATTTGCAATAGTTCGATATGGAGCATCATTTTCAACATCCCAGTTATCGTCAAAGTCTGTTTTTCTTAATTCAGTTGCTACGTTAATTACTTGTTGTCTCCATCTTTGTATAAATGGTTCATAACCATCTGGATTGTTTTTTGAAAGTTCAGGATTATTTTCAAACTCAGATGCCCAAAATGTATTTTCTAATTGTTCATAAGTATAAGAATTATTTCCTACAGTAAAGTATCCACTTTTATTTTTTGGTTTTACATTTAAAGGACTGTTAGTAGCTGAAACATTTTGTGCAGTTCCTCGCGCAGTTCCCATTCCGTTTAATATAATATTAAGAAAACTCGGATCTCCTTTAGTTTCTGTACTCATGCCTTTTTTAACGTCTTTAAAACTTCCTATTACATTACTTAATGCAAATACTTGTTCGTCTATTTTTCTTGCTTCAGCTAGTTTTCTTGTTCTTGTTGCTATACCTTCTAAAAAGACTTTACGATCATTATAATCAGCATATCCTTCAGGAAGTTTTAAATAAACTTTTTTACCAGAATATTCTATTCCTGAGTCAACACTTTCTAAATTTGTACTAGGAACAATTCCTTGATTTTCTAAAAATACTGTACCTAAATTAGTTTTAGAACTAACTCTATCTTGTATTGTTTTTATTGATCTTGCTACAGGTGCGCTATACTTTGTTATAGCTTTTTCTTTAGTTAAATCTCTAGGAACACCTCTTAAATCTGCATATAGCTCCATTTTTTGTCTTTCTAAAGGAAGACCTGCTTCTACATATTCATTTAAACGCTTATCAAATCTATCTTGATTATAATCTGCATCTTTGTCTCTATTATAATGAGCCTTTAATGTTTTTTCTGCGTCTTTTCTATATGCTGTTTCCCAATCATCTTCCGAAACATTATAAGCTTTGTTTCTTTTATCCCAAGCATCCCAATAATCATACTTTTCTGAAATCCATCTTGTACTTTGATCGGCTACAGGAATTAAAGAAAGATTTAACTCTTTCATTCTATCTTTAGTTTTTTGTCTAGTTTTTAAATTATTAATTCCAATATAAGCTGCTCCCCCACCTACTAACGCAGTAGCAATAAGAGTATTTCTATTCCTCTTTTTTCCTTTTTTCATTTCAGCTTGATATAAATCATCCATTTTGCTCATGCGCTAACTCCTTTGTCTAATAAGTTTTTTTCAGAAACATTTTCTATTTCTTCTTGTTCTGGAGCTTCCAATAAACTAGGTTTTTTAGGAGGAATAAACTCTTCTATTTTTTTAGAAATATTATCAGGAATAGATTTTTTTGAAAGTTTAGGAACAACTGTTTTTTGCATTGCTTCTATTGCTTTATTTAAACCTTTAACTTGTTCTTCTTGAGAAGAAGGTTCTTCATTTTGTTCTTTGTATATTTTTACATCTTGAATACCTGCTCTTTCTGCTAACGACAATACCATATACATAACAGGCTCTACTAATAAAAGCATTAAATCAGGATTCCACATACCTTTAGTAAATCCATCATAAAGAATAATTTGAGTAACTTCTCCTACAGATAAATTATTTCTAAGTAAATTAACAATAGAAAAAAACATTTCGTCTTCTGTTAACTCAAGAAAAGTAGCTTCAATAGCAGGCTGTAATTCAGTAAACTCTGGAGGACTTTCCCACGGATATTGCTGATCAGGGCTATTAACTAAAGATTGTCCTGCTATAGGTTGTTCTTTAGTTGCTAAAGTTTCTAAACCTTCCAGCTCATAATTTTTATATTTATTATCTAGTTGTTCCATTTTTTATTTCCCAGTTAATATTATACCATCTTCAAGTTCTTTAAAAAAATCATAGTATTCACTTTGACCAAAACTAGAATTTTTAACGCTGTCCATATAATCATAGTTACCATAATAAAATCCTTCATTAACTAATTTTAAATTATTTGCTCTTTGTGCAGGAGTTCTATTAGCTATAAAATTAAAAGCTTTTCCATTTCCTAAATCTCCAGAAGTATAAGAATTTCTAGTAGATGATTTTAAATCTATTTGATCGTCTAATAATTTTCTACTTTGATCTTCGATCAAATCTTTAGTTTTACCTAAAAAACTTTTACTTTCTTTATTATCAGAATATGTATTATCAACTATTTCATCTGCAATATTTGTGTTTGTATCAACAAAAAAATCAACTATATCTTCATCTAAAGGAGAATCTTTTATAATAAAATCTTTAGGTTGTTTTTCTTGTCCTTTTACCCAGTCTAAACCTTGATTAACTTTATCTGTTACAAAAGATTTTGCAATGTTGTATCCATTTTGAACAGAAGTTGCTCCTTTGTGAATACCTGTCATAAGATAACCTGCTGTTTTTCTAGCAATACTTTCATCTTTTCCTAAATTAATAGCTGTCTGTGCAAACCATCCTGAAGGATCAGTTAATCCATTAAAAACAGTACTGATAGTCCACGGCATTAGCATACTTAAACCTATAGTTCCTAAAACTCCTAAAGATTTTGATCCAAAAACATCCCCTACTTTTTCTACAGTTCTGTTTATTTCTTTACCTACTCTTCGTATAGTTTTTCTAATCCATCCCATTTTATTATCCTCCAGCTTTGTCTGAAGCTGTATATTGTGTTTTTGAAGTTCCTGACCACATAGTAGAAAGAACTGCTCCAACTGTTCTTATGTTTTCAGCCATAGAAGCTGCTGAAGAAGATTGATTAGCTAAAGATTGTATATAAATCTGAGCTGTTCTATCTTCTTCATTTTGAACAGCTTGAAAATCAAAAGCAGCTTGATCTCTTAACTCTTGCCAAAGAAAAGCTAATGATTGTCCGTTTAAATTAAAAGCGTTCATTGCATTTTGCATAGCAACTTGATTAGCTGCTGCAGTATTAATTGTATTAGCTTGTCTTCTCCACGCTATGTTAGATTGTTCTACAGCTTGTGCGTTAGCTGCGTTCCATTGGTTTCTATTAAAAGCTAGTTGAGAATTAAATTTATCTATGTCTGTTTCCATTGCAGCTTTAGCTTTATTTAAATCTGCTTCAACTTGAAACTCTGTTGCTGCTGCTGCATTTGCTTGTTGTGCGTTAAACTGAGAAATACTATTTGCTGCTGCTGTGTTTGTTAGTTCTATTTGTTGTGAAAGTCCTGCCATAAACTGCTGTGTTTGATTTTCACTTGTAGCGTTAAACTGTCTTGCAGCATTTATAGCTGACTGATTAGATAACATACTTTGTTGATTAATCTGCGCAGACAATATAGTTGCTTGTTGACTGTTACTAAGATTAGCCATGTCCATACCAAGAAAAGCTTGTGCATTTTGTATTTGTGCTTTTTGATAAAAATCAGCATCAGCTAAATTCATTTGAGCAGTAATGGCAGCATTTTGAATAGCTGTTTGTTGTCTATTACTTGCTTCAGTTAAACTTACAGTTTGTAAAAATTTACTATTAGATAAAGCTGTTTGTTGATCTGCGCTAAACTGTGCCATATCCATTTGAAATACATTAGAAGCATTTTGCAAAGCTGTTTGCTGTCTTGCTTGAGCATTAAATATTTCTTCTCTAGATTCTATTTCTCTTGACTGAGCTACACTTTGTTGTATTGCTTGTGCATTAGATTGTGCAATTGGAACAGCAGATTGTATTATAGCATTAAATAGATTATCTCTGCCTACTGTAGAAGCCGATAAACCTCTTTGAGCTAACATCTGTTCTACTGCTGCAACTGCAGGACTAGCCCATGTAGGTATTTCTCCGCTTTCCATACCTTTTAAAAGACTGTCAAGTTGGTTAGATACTAAAGCTTCTTCAGGTAAATCTCCAATAACTCCTCGTTCTTGTTCTGTAAGATCCATTAAACGATCTTCAAGAGCTTCTGGATCGTTACCTAAATCTGTAATAGCTTGTTCAGACATGCCTGCGTTACGAAGCTGTTTCTTAGCTCTTGTAACTCTTGATAAAGTTGTACCTGCTGCTTGAGCTGCTATAGCTGTAGCGTTAGGACTAAGCGTACCAACTACTCTTTGTGTTAAAGCACCTTCTGGTATTTCAACAGTAGCTGCTTGTATTGGAGCAACCCTATCTACTTGTGCAGCTTTAGCAAGAGCATCATCACCTATTGCACCTTGTTGTCCAGCTATTAAAGTTTCTGTTCCTACTTGAGCTGCTTCCATTTGTGCAGCAGGTAACATAGCTTGTTGTTGGGCTTGTGTAAGAGTAGCATCTTGTAATGTCATAGAAGCAGGATCAGTTATGCCTGTAGCAGTAATAGGATCAACAGTTTCTATTTGCATAGTCGTTGCATCTGGTCCAGCTTGGACCATAGAAGGATCAGGTATTTGTGGTCCTTGTCCTCTTCCTTCTATAATATCTAAAGCTTTTTGTCTAGATGTATTGTCTCCAACATCAGGTAGTTCGTATGAAAAATCAGTTTCACCATTTTCTAAATCTTGACCTGCTTGACCTGCTTGACCTGCTTGACCTGCTTGACCTGCTTGTTGCATTGTAGAAGAAACAGGAGTAGTTGCTGCAGGTGACATTGTTCCGCCTGCTAATTCTGCACCTATTCTCGCTCTTTGTTCTGCTAACAACTGCTGAGTTTCGGCTGGAGTTCTTTTAACTGATTCTCCTCTTGCTGCTCTCATAGCATCAAACTCAGCATCTCTCTTTGCTTTGTCTATCTCATACTGTCCTGATTCTGTATACGCATCTCTGCTTGATTCAAAAGAAGATCCTACACCGCCATATAAATAAGCAGCAGGACTAATGCTAAATGCAGCTAAACCTTCTGGAATTGATACTTCACCTTCTGCTCTACCCTCAGTCGATCCACCCCAGCCTGAATATTCTGTTCCAGTACTTGATGAAGAAGTTCCTGAAGCTGCTTCCCCTGCTTCAATTTCTTTTCTAGCTGCTTTAGCTGCTGCTAATACTTCTTCTGGTTTTAAACCTGCTGCAGTAGCTTGATCTGCAATATCTTGTTGATACTTTGCTAAATCTTTGTTAGATACTAATCCTGTTAAAAGACTTCCAAGTGTTTCGATAAGCGCACCTGCAGCAGAAGGTCCTTTTTCTATAACTGTTTTTAAAACTGTACCTTCAGGATTTGCAACAAAATCTAAACCATATTTTTGAATTGCTTCTGCAACTCCTTGAACAAGTCCTTTATTTTCAATATTTTTTGAAACTTGTTGGTTTATTCCTAACAAAGCTGAGTCTGAAGGATCTAATCCTAGTTGAGTTTGAGTAGAAGGTATCTGTAAATAAGTTGAAGGTCTACTAGGAGCAGAAGAAGCAGGAGTAATTGTACCAACTGTAGAAGGAGAAGTTGCTCTTCCAAGTTTAGGAGCAATGTTACCTATTGTTCCTCTTAAATCTCTATCATCAGGATCAAAAGATCTGTATGGAGCTTGTCTTTGTGGTGGCTGTTGAACAGGAGCAGGTCGAGATACAGGTTGTTGAACAGGTTTAGAAGCTGCAGGTTTTACAGGAGCTTTAGAAGTTCCTCGATGTGCAGGATCGTTTCTCCATTGTTCAAGAGCCATTTGATACTCGTCACCTGAATCATAATCTCTACGACTAGGTTTTCCTCCGTGTGCATATTTAACTCTACCACCCTTACGGTAATCAGCTCTCTTCTTCTTATATCTTTTCCGTGCCATATTAATTCCTAGTTAGTTTTAACTTCAAAAAGTTTGTCAAGTTTTGCTTCAAGCTTATTAAGCATACGAATAACAC